GGCGTCTGCTGATCGCAAGACCAACTTCTTGAACTGGCAGCTGACAGAGCAAATCGAGGAATACCGCGATGAGATGGAGCAGTTGTTCACTCAGTTGCCCTTGGGCGGCAGCCAATATTTGAAGTGGCGATTTGACCGCGACTTGAATCGTCCGGCGTCTGAGTGGATTCCGATCGACAACATTCTGTTGCCTTTCTCCTCGACCAACTTCTACTCCTCAGCGCGCATCACTGAACAGCAAGACATCACTCAGGATACGTATGAGCAGCGCGTCGAGATGGGCGACTACCGTGACGTGGATCTGTTCAAGGCTGAGTTGGACATTGAGCATGTCACCCGCTCAGAGAAGGCCAACAACAAAATCGAAGGCCGGGAAGAACCAAGCAAGAACGTGGACGGCCTGCGCCGTGTGTACGAAGTCACATGCTACCTGCGTTTGGAAGATGATTCTGTTTCCAAGGGTGCCCGCGCACCATACATCTTGACCATTGACGAGCTGTCTGGCAAGGTGCTGGCGCTGTACCGCAACTGGGAGTCCGGCGACACCCGCATGCGCAAGCTGGACTGGATTGTCGAGTACAAATTCATCCCTTGGCGCGGCGCTTACGCGATCGGCATGCCTCACTTGATCGGTGGCCTCTCAGCCGCTTTGACTGGCAGCTTGCGCGCGCTGATGGATTCGGCGCACATCAACAACAGCCAGACCTTGTTGAAACTCAAGGGTGGCCGCATCGGCGGGCAGACGGATCGCATCGAGCCAACCCAAGTGGTTGAGATCGAAGGCAGCCACGGCGTGGATGACGTGCGCAAGTTGGCCATGCCAATGCCGTTCAACCAACCGTCAAACGTGTTGTACAATCTGCTGGGTTGGTTGACTGACGCAGCCAAAGGCGTAGTCAAGACAAGCGAAGGCCGGATTGCCGAAACCAACGCCAATGCGCCAGTGGGCACCACCCAAGCGTTGATCGAACAAGGCTCGAAGGTCTTCTCCAGCATCCACGCGCGCATGCACCGCAGCCAAGCCAAGAGCTTGCAGATTCTGTCGCGCTTGAACTACTGGTACTTGGACGATATGGACAACCAGTCCGGCGAAGAGATCGAGGTTGCCGACTTTGCGGACAACAGCGACATTAGCCCGGTCAGCGACCCCAACATCTTCAGCGAAACTCAGCGCATCAGCCAAGCACAGACTGTCATGCAGCTGGCCGGCCAAGCGCCTCAGCTGTACGACATGCGTGAAGTCCACTTGCGCATCCTGCGCCAGTTGAAGGTGCCAGACATTGAGAAGGTGTTACCAAATCCGCAAGGCGTCAACGAAAGCAACCCAGCGCTGGAGAACGTGCAGATGACCATGGGCACCCATGCCGCTGCATTCCCAGACCAAGATCACCTTGCGCACATCAAGGTTCACTTGGCGTACATGGCCGACCCAGCATACGGCGGCAGCCCGCTGATCGCGCCTCAAGTGACACCGCTGATGATGGAACACATCAAGCAGCATTTGACACTGCACTATCTGTCATCCATGCGCGCGTATGTGGCCCACGCCGCCGGCGGCGAAGATGCGTTCAAGCTGAATGAAGAACGTCCGCTCGACAAGGACGCCCAAGAAGCGTTGGCCATGGCCGCGCAGCTGGTCAACCAAGACGCGCAGAAGACATTCGGGGGCATCAACCCAATCATCGGCCAACTGGTCCAGCAAATGCAGCAAGCCCAGCAAGCCCAGATGCAGCAAGCCGCAGCAAGCGATCCTGCCGCGCAGGCCCTGTTGCAAACACAGATGGCTGAAACCAAGCGCAAGTCCGAAGAGGCTGTGGCCAACCAACAGCTTGAACGTGAGCGCATGCAGGCCGAGTACGCGGACAAGGTGCGCGACTTGGAAGCCAAACTGGCCGAAGCACAAGCGAAGATGGGTCTGGAGCAACGCCTCGCAACGAACGACAACGCCTCGAAGATTGCGATTGCCGACATCAACAACGCTTCACGCGAACGTGTGGCAGCCATCTCAGCCAAAGCGCAGCTCGACGGCACACAGATGGAGCAACAGCATGCCCAAGAGCTAAATGCCTTGCAGGCAGAGCAAGAGGCATACGCAGACCTTCGCCAACACGGCTTGCAAGAAGTACAGAACGAGCGAGACCGCGCGCACCAAGCAAGTATGGCCGCGCAACAACAAATGACACAACAGCAAACCCAGCAAGCGCAACAAGCGCACGAGGCCAGCATGGCCACACAACCACAACCAACCCCGACAGGAGAATGACAATGGCAAACGAAGACATGGGCTTTCGTAAAAATTACAAAATGACAGGCAAACCCGGCTTTGCGGGAGGTCCCGGCTCCCCCGTGGAGCAAGGCCCCTCTGGTTCCAAACGAGCAGACAACGCCAAACGTGCTTTGGCCCAAGTGCCCGAAGTGAACAGCAAAGGCTTGAGCGACGCCAAGAAAAAGTGAATTTTATGCCCCTAGCGGGGCGAAAAGCACTAAATTAGTGTGTGCTTACTTATAAGGGAGGGCCTTTGAATGAAAGACCCGGTTTACGAATCATTATTCGCCATCAGGGAAGAACTTACTCGAATGAATGAGAGCTTGCTTGAAGGCGTAGACAGCTGGGACAAATACAACCAGCTTGTCGGAAAAGCCCGAGGTTTGAAAGAAGCCTTGGATATCATCAATAATGTCCTGCATGAGGACGAGGAAAAAGATGTCAACTGAGAGCAAATATCAAGTTGATGGTCGGAGTGAAGCCGACTGTTTCCCGGAAGTTGATCCGGGGTTTCAACCACAAGGCAACCGAATTTTAGTTCAGTTGCGCAAAGCCAAAGACGTTTCACAGGGCGGCATCATCTTAATCGGTGACACCAAAGCCACAGAGAAATGGAACGAGGTGATTGCCAAAGTCGTCAAGCATGGGCCTCTGGCCTACAAAGACATCAGCACCATGCAACCATGGCCTGAAGGTCCTTGGGCAAATCCCGGCGATTTGGTTCGAGTCATCAAGTACGGTGGCGACCGCTGGGCGGTTCCACACGGCGACGGTGAAGTGGTGTTTATCGTTTTGCAAGATCGTGAAGTGATCGGCAAAATTGATAGTTTTGAAGTAGCACGGACAATGTTCCCTGCATTTGTTGAATAAGGACTTTCGAGATGAAAGCAGCAGATAAAACGGCCCAACAGGCTGAAGCAGCGATTGAAATCAAAGAGCGCGAAGACGGCACCGCTGTCACAACTCTTGAAGATAAAGCAGACCCCTTTGCCGAAGAAAGCAAAGAAAATACCGAAGGCAATCCAACCCCCAATGAAGAGGTTGTGGATGCAGCCGACGACCATGAACTCAATGACGCGGAAGATGACGAAGAACGTGAAGCGATCCGTCAAGCCCGTCGTGAAGAGCGCAAGCTGAAAAAAGAGCTGGCCAAGCAGCGTGAAGCCAGCGCCAAGCACAAGATCAGCGCACTGGAGCGCCGCAATGAAGACTTGGCCCGCCGTTTGGCAGAGGTCGAAAATGCCGCAGCTGGCTTCCAGTTCGCACAAATCGATCGCCTGATTGAAGACGAGGCCACTCGCGTCGAATACGCGAAGATGAAGATGACCCAAGCCGCCCAAGCCGGCGACATGGCATCACAGGTCGAATACATGGAACAATTCCATGAAGCCAAAACAAAATTGGCTCAAGCTCACCAGCTGAAACAACAGCAAATCGAGCAAGCCAAACGTCCGAAAAACAACGTGCCGAACCCGGCAGCGGACACGGTGCAACGCAACGCATCGAGTTGGTTGAACAAGAATTCGTGGTATGACCCAAGTGGTCGTGACACAGATAGCCGCATTGCCAAAGTGATCGACACCGATCTGGCTGCGGAAGGTTGGGACCCAGCAGACCAAGAGTATTGGGAAGAGCTGGACAACCGATTGAAAGAGCGTTTACCTCATCGGTATACGGGCAAGCAAGGAGAGACGCGCAACCGTCGTGCAGGCACTACAAGTGGACGAGCTGACGTGAATGGTAGCCCATCGGCTAAGAATACATTCACACTGAGCCGTGAGCGTGTGCAAGCATTGAAGGACGCAGGCATGTGGGATGACCCTACTAAACGTGCCCGTGCTATCCGCAATTACGCGGAATTCGACCGTAACAACCGTAAGTGAGGAATAAAAAATGGCCAACAATCGTATCTCTCGTGATTTAGACGACCGCTTGCAAGGGCGAGTCGATGAAGTATTGGCGCGTCAGGAAACTGGCTCGCCTGATGAAGCAGTGCGTCGAGAAAGGCTGGATGCTTTTCGGGACAAATGGGCCAACAATGCACTGCCGGACATCCCGAAGGAAACAATTCCCGGGATGCACCTCTGCTGGTTGTCAACGACAAACCAGTACGATTCAATCGACAAACGTATGGCATTGGGCTATGAGCCAGTTAAAGCCGCCGAATTAGGCCGAGGCTTTGAAAACTTGGGCAAAATGAGTTCGGGCAAGTTTGAAGGTTGTGTTTCTTGCAATGAGATGGTTCTCTTTAAACTACCGGAAGACATCTACCAAGAAGTGATGAAGATGTTGCACCTTGAAGACCCGTTGGAACACCAACGCAATATTACGGCGCAAGTGCGTTCGGCTGCAATCAATGCAGGCAAGGGCGGCAGTTCAATCTTGGAGGGTGGCTTGTTGGAGATGGAGAAAGAAGCCAATCGAAGTTCCGCAGGTAATCTGCGGTTCCAATAAACCAAAAACTAATAGGAACCAAAAAACATGAGTGCAACTTACGCTCCTTTTGGCCTGAAGCCCGTTTTCCACCCAAGCGGCATTACTCGCGCAATGAACTACACTGGTGCTTATGACACCAACGCAGTTTTTTACAGCGGTACTGTTGTTTCGTTGAACAACTCTGGCACGGCCTCTACTTTGGGTGTTGCTTCCAACACCCCTACATCGAACCAACGTCTCGCTGGCGTGTTCGGTGGTGTTGAATATACTGACGCCTCTGGCCGTCGTACAGTCAGCAAATGGTTCGGTCCCGCTCTGGGCACCGCTACTAACGTCGTGATGTGGGTATTCATGGACGATCAAATCGTTTATGAAGCACAAGCAAACGGCTCCTTGGCCAACACAGCAGTGGGTCAAGAGTTCAATTTGACAGCCAACAGCTCTGGCCAAATCATCGGCAACGGTGGCTTGGGCACCTCACTTGGCGCTATCGACCCCACAGACGTGGGTGCCGGTGGCCAAGGTCAAATCGAAGTTGTGAACTTGGGTCGTGGCATTGACAACGCATGGGGTGATACATACACCGTCGTGGAAGTCAAGTTGGCCAATACCAAGTTTGACGCCGTTGATCCAGAATAATTAGAAAGGACCTAGCAAATGGCAACCCCAATGCGCAGTACGGACTTTCGTGCAGTAGTCGAACCGATTCTGAACGAAGTCTTTGATGGTGTTTATGAGCAACGTGATGACGAGTGGAAGGGTTTCACAACCCAAATCACCGGTATCCCCCGTAACTACCATGAAGAAGTGATGCTCTTCGGTATGAATACCGCCCATGAAATGCCTGACGGCACCCCCGTCTCGTATGATCAAGGTGGTACTTTGTACA